TACGTCTTGCCTGATCTTGTTCCACCTTGTTCTATTGATATCTTTTTATTAGACTTTAAAAGGTGTTTAAAAACTACGTTAGTCTTTATTTTCAATTATCTCAATTTCAAAGTGTGATGGCATTCCGTCTGCTCCTGTTATTTCTTGCCTTTCAACATAACCCCTTTTCTTGCCTTTTGTCTTTAAATAGAATATAGTTGCTGCAGTTGAATCTGCTGCTATCTGTTTATGTAATTGACTTTCTGCAAAGTCTAAAGCTACGTTCTCTATTTCCTGTACTGCTATTGCAAACATTTCATCTTCCTTTAACCATTTGTAATATGTACTTCTAGGTATATCTGCTTTCTTACAGGCAACAGTAACAACACCTAAACTTTGTTCTAGTGCTGCTAATAGTGATTCTTTTTTAATATGTCTACTTTCGTTCATTATAGATTTAATTTTATTGTAAACTCATTCGCTTTCCTTTTAACATTTGAAATCATAGATGGGTATAATTTAATCAAATCTTTGATAGCTTTTTTTTCCATTTGAATAGTTCTATAATCTTTACATCCACCATCTTTTCCCCAATGGTCATTTTCCCAATGCAAATATCTTATAGCTAAAATCCCACCTTTGTCTTTTATATGTCTTAAGCAAATTTCATAATCTTCTTTAACAGGAAAATTCTCATCAAAATAATATTCTCCATCATTTATTATTCCCATTAAGGATGCAGTAACATAACTTCTAGTTAGAATAGGTTTATAAGGATATGTTCCTCTAGGTGAGCTTTCAGTTCTTGTACCCCAAATTTTATACCCCATTTGTTCGCTTAAATCAAAAAACTTTAAAAATTCTTCCATCCAAAACCCTTCATCCCTAACTTCTATTTTTTTAGTATTTCTTTTATCTAGAAAATTATATCCAACATTCTTAGCATCATCATCTAACATCACCACCCATTTTTCATCTGTATTTTTTAATATCCAATTTCTAGTGTTTGTAATACCCCTTACTTCTTTTGGCACACAAACAATATTTTTTATTAAATCTTTATACTGATGGTATTCGCTTTCAGGAATAAAAAAAGTAGAATTAGGTAATATCTTATTTGTTGTGGTAAGTCCTGCTCTACCTTTACTTGGTACTGCTATCAGCATCTTTTATTCTTTTTTTAAATTCATCCCAATATAATACTCGCTCTAAACTAACTGCATCAAAACCACTTCCTTTTTTATATCCACCTCTACGCACCATTTTTAGCTTTAAAGTTTCCTTTAATTCTTCCCAATCAACAGAATTTGGCTCTGCCATTATAAGTATGTATTCTTTTGGTGGCTCTAATTGAACAGATTGTGGTAATTCAATATCATCATCTTCTTCTAGATCATCAATAGCATTATCAATATTTAAATCTAAACCCCAATCTTCTAATAAATCAGTATCCCAATCATTAGCTAAAATATCCCAATCCCATTCACCAAATCCCACATTGTCTTTAATAATAAATTCCTGTGCTTTTTTTTCATCCAAATCATCTGCTTGTATAATATAGACTTCTTTTAATCCTATTTCCTTACAAGCCTTGTATCGCATATTACCACCTAGTATAATATTATCCTTATCAACCACTATTGGTCTAAGTGATAACATTTCAGGAAATTCTTTTACACTATTAACAAGTTTTTGAAACTTATGCTTGTTTATAAATCTAGGGTTTGCATCATTTTCTTTTATTGATGATATGCTTACCTTTTGTATTTTAGCTTTGATCATTGTGTTAAATTTTCTCTAAGGTACAAAAAATTTATTTTCTGTATATTCTAGTAATTACTAATTGAAATATTCCAAAGTAAACAACAATGTCTTCTTCGTATATTTTTTCATCTTCAAAAGGGTAATGTCTTACACCAAACAAAACTCCTTTAAAAACTCCTGCTTTAATTTCATAACGTAATAACTCCATAATATATAATTTGTAGTATAACGTTTTTAAAATTACTTTTTACAACTAAGCACAAAACACATTAAAACGTGCCTTGTACAACTGTTAGCAACAATTAAAGGCTATCAAAGTAGTCGTCTATCAACTCGTTTAAATCATCTTTATCTCTAATTTTATCATTTAGCCATTTAGTATAAGTCTTTAACAGTTCACGTTGTTGGCTAACATCACATAAAGCAAATAACTGCTCACTTGCTTCTGTCCAATCTATACAACCTATTTCAAGTTCATAGCATATTTCTCTAATTTTATCTTTCATATCGTTACTTGTTTTATCTGTTTAAGTTGTATTACCAATGCATACCCTCCATTGATGTACTGCTTTCTATTACCTGACATTTGTCTTCACTTTTCCAAGACCAAGATTTTTTCAATAAACTAATTCTTTCTATAATTTCATCTATTCTATCTTTAGATAAACCATCAAACAACATTAATAGATTATGTTGTTCATCACTATAATTTTTAGAATTTAATTTTATTTCTTTAATTTCTTCTTCAAGCTGAAGATTTTCTTTTTTAACTTTCCTGTATTCATTCTGTAAAAAATGAACTTGATCTATTTCATCATAGTTTAATTTACTTTTAAATTGAAAGCAGGATTCTAATTCAGAAAGTTCTTCGTTACTTTTCTTGTATATTGGGTACATCTTTACTAAATGTATAACTGATGCGTGATCTGTTTTCTTTCCCATTGAAGTAAAAAAGTTAGCAATACTTGTCCAACGCATATTCATTTTCTTCCTAAAGATATAACAAGCCAATGCCCTTAGTTCTACATATTCTCGCTTTCTAGTATTTTGAAATATATCTATCCCTGTCATTTCAATAATACGTTCTGATATTTTTAAATAGTCTTTATTCATTTCTTAAAATTTTTATTTCTCGTTCTAAATAATCTTTTGCTTTTAATAGATCTCCTAATTCGTCTTTCTTTTTTCCTGCTCTGATAACATACTTTAATACGTTTCCTCTGCTAAAATTTAATCCGTAATCATTTATGATATCTATTACATCATAATCTTTTCCGTTATCGTAATGTACTTGTGTTGCTTTCATTCAGTTCTTAGTTTTAAAAGGTGATAGCATTCAGCATATTTCTGCCTAGCTTTGCCTTTGTATTCTTGTTTAAATAATTCGTAAAGTTTCCTAGTATATTGGTATTTAGTTTGACAATCTGCATAATACTTTTCTGCAAACCTTTTACCTTTTCCTTTAAAGTAATTTACATTGTCTGCAGTATCTCCTGCAATCATCTGCTCATAAAAATTATACATAGCTTCATCTTCTGATATATCTAGTATTTCTTTATGTTTATAATGATAGTTATACATCAGGCAAGGAAACTGCTTATAATCTTTATCTATTGATACAATCATAACCTCATCCCTACCTAGTTTTTTAGTTAGGTTATACCAATACCTTGCTACCATATCATCTGTTTCTACACCATAACCTACAACACTATCATATTGATGTTTTACAAAATCGTGCATCTGTCCAAGTAAAGGTGGTAATTCTTGCTTTTTCCTGTTAGCTTTATACTTACCTGTGATTAGTTTTCTAAAGTTTCCTCTAGATCCACTAAATGTAATTACCCTGTCTATATTATACATATCTTCTAATCTATTAACAATAGCCATATATTGCTCATCAAACTTATTTCTAGCATCAGCTATGTCTGTATAATACTTTTCATCTTCAGGATTTTCTCGCTTTCTGTAACAACTTGCAAATATTAAACTATCTGCATCTACTAATAATATCATAATTCTTTTAATGTATCTTTGATTAAACTTAAATGCATTTCCTGCATCTTTTTATTTTCCTTTACAACTTGATCTACTATAAAACCTAAGTCTTTAAATAAATGCTCTACATTAAATACAACCCAATTATTATCATCATATTCTATATGTAATTCTCCGTCTTGACAATGCAATGTATTTGTTTCGTGTATGTATGTAATTTTATTGTCTTTCATATTGTGATAAATTTATTTGTAAATAATTTCTTAAATCTGATTTTTCTTTTATTCTAAACTTGATTGTAATATCAGTTATAGATTGATCTTTTTCTGTATGGGATTCTATTGAGTTTTTAACCTTATCCCATAATGATTGATTTACTTTCATCTTCTAGAACAATTACTTAAACGATATAATTTCTTGAATTGTGTTTCTTCTTCTGAACTTGGCTCAGGTGTACCTGCATCAGGTCTAACTGAATAACCTGAGTTATATCTTGAAACTTCGTATGTCCTGTTGTCTTGGGTGACAATCAACAACGTGCCACCCATTTCTTTTGTATAATATGCCATATTATTTTATTAAAGTTAGATCTAATTCACTTGCTACATAGTTAATGTGCTTCTGTGTGGTCTGCGACCAATATCCTAATTGAAATAATTTACCCTCTGCAATGGTTGCAACGTGAGTTGTGTAACTCCATACCTGATTTCCTCTGATACTTAAATTCTGCTTGTACTTTGATAATCTATACATCTGTTATTTTTTTATTTGTTAAACATATTACCTATTTCTAAACCCTTGTTTAAACCTTTTTCAAATTCTTGGTTTGCTAGATCACAGAGTATATCATTCAATGCGATAAACTCATCTGTAGTTAGGTTTAATTTTAAATCATTTTTTCTTTCAAATGCTTTTGCTAAATTTGATTGTTTTGTTTCTGTTGCCATTTTACTTTTTTTTGATTATAGCTTTATTGCTTATACCCAAAGATAGTAAAAACTAGGTTATCTACAAAAAGTTTAATAACTTTTATTTAAGAAATATTAATATTTATTATACTAGCATCGTTTTCTTCTAGTAAATAAACATCTTTAAGAAGTCTTTTTTTTGTCCACATTGTAGTATCAGGACAATATTTTTTTACAGGTATTGGCATCTGTAGATTATTTAGCCAATATAAAAAGTTGCCTTTAGGATCATTAACAAAATATAATTTAATTACATCTTTATCTAATGACATCAGAGCATCGTACTTGTCTTTTTCAAGCATTTTCTGTTCGTAATAGGTTTTACGAAATTTCATTTCAATAACGCAGTCTTTTCCTTTTGGTGTTTTGCCTATTGCATCGTATCTAGTAAAGCCATCACCACACCATTTTAAATCCCATCCATCTAAGTTAAGCAGGAATACAACTGCCTTTTCCCACTTGTTAATCTTTTTTAATCCCATTGTTCCAAATAATATTCAAGTCTTTTATCCATTGAACTATTCTTTTGGGGTTACAAGTACAGGGTTTATGGTATTTATGGTTGTGGTACTTTGCGTGGAGTTGGCAAACCAATTCAAATTCTTCAGGGGATAGGTGCTGTTTTTTTCCCATTCTAAATTTTCTCCAATCAATTCTATCTTCTTTTTCAAATTTTACCATCTTTTAATCTTTATATTATTAAGACTTTCACGTCTTTTATCACAATTACATTTTGTTCCTTTATAAGTATGATATTTATCTACAAGGTATTTAATACCTGTATATTTAGTTATGTAATAAATTAGATCCCCTAGTTTCATTTGAATTTTGTTAAATGTTTATTATCAATTACATACGTTTCTCCGAAGCCAAAATCTTTTATTTCTTTTAATTCTATTACTTTTTTTCTTTTTATATGACCTATCAATTCAACAGAGTTTTCTTGTACCCAAGCAAGTACATAATGCTTTGCTATCTTTCTTTTAAATTGATTTGCAAATAATAATAAAGGTGGTCTGTTCTTAGAATTAGAAGATTTTACATCAACACCATATTTAAAGTCGCTTCCTGAATCACCCTTGCCAATAGTTAGAACATCTACCTGTTCACCTGTGTGTTTAGAATAAGCATATTCTCCAAGAACACCTATGTAGTGTCTCCACCAAGCAGGCTTGCTTTTAAAGAAATTAGAACTATTTTTTGTATCTGCGTGATTCATTGATCCTGATCTTTTCATTGCTAAATCTTTGCACCAATCTAATTCTTTGTCTGTTAATTTGATTATCATAGTAGCTTCTTTAGTTTGTCCTTTACTTTTCTATATGTGTTATAAAGTGTATAATATTCAATATACGAATTTCTAGAAAAATCTGCTATACTTTCACCCTCGTTTATTATTTCAAATACTTTCCTATCATACCAAAACATTTTGTTTAATTCAGATTTTATTTTATCGTAGGCCTTATCATAATCTACATCACAATCTAGTTTATTATAATTAGTATCTTCAATATTAACCATTGTAATATTTTTACCCTTTCGTTTTAAATCTATGTATAATGTTTTAAGTACTTTATAAATGTAGTAATAGTTAATATCATTATCATAATAAATTATATCTAATCCTGCTTCTATTTTTGGTATTATTTTAATATACATTTCCTGAACAATGTCCTCAGCTATCGTTTTATTACAACCAAATGAATTAACAACATTAATCCAAGTCTTATGCTTTTTAGCTAGTAATAATATAACTTCTTTTTCAGACATTTTCTATTTTAATGGATCATATAAATTTTCTACTATTTGTGGCAATCCAAAATCATTAACTTTAAAACTAAAGGTATCGAATGAATAACCTCTAGATCTTCCACACTTTACAGTTACCCAATCTTTGTTAACCGTATTGGCTTCTAATTGTATAACCGTTTCTGCTTTCTTTTCTAAGAAACTACCTAAATGACCTGTACCTAGTTTTGAACTACCAAAGTTTTGATGTATAACGTTTATAATATGACATTTGTAAATTGATGACCATTCCATTAATTTCTGAACTAATTGATTGCTTTCTGAAATATTATTAGCATCAGAACATAAATCTGCAATTCCATCTATAATTAATAAAGATGGTGTTTTTACTTTTTCTTTTAAGTAGTAATCTATAAACTCAATACGCATTTTATAATCTATTGACCTTAACCCAAAGGTATGATAAATTTCTGAATCTATATTAGAATCCATTTTGTGTACCCTTTCGAATACCTTTTGACAATGCCAAGCACCTTGCTCGGTATCTATATGAATCAGTTTTCCGTCATCACCTTTATGCCCTTTTATATCCCCAACAAACTTATTTGATCCACTCAAAAAGCTAGATGCTAATAATGATATAAAAAATGTTTTCTTTGTTTTAGGTGGTGCAGTTACTACTGATAGATTTCCGTATGTTCCTAATGCTATCGGTACAATTAAATCACCATCTACTTTATTTGATCTTACTACTTTCTCACCATAAGATAATGCTACAGGTGGATAGTCTACTTTTTCTTTAGAATTTATAAAACAATCTTGCTCTATAAATTGCATTAACATTCTGTGTTCGTTCTGTTTTTCTGTCATTTGATAAATATATAAAAAAAAAGGCATAGATTATAAAACCTACACCTTTTTTATTAAAAATGGTTAGTTTTAAAATGGTAAGTCTGCATCTGCAGTAGCTTCTTGTTTAGATGCTTCTTCTTCTCGTTCTGCTAGAGTTATATTCCCATCAGTCCAAACTACTTTTCCGTTTCCTAGATAGGTTTTCTGTACTTTTGCATCTCGTTCTTCTTTGGTTTGACTATCCATAAAAGCAACATTGTTTCCGTATCTAGTTTCGTCTTGAACTGATATTGTAAAATTATAATAGACTGCTCCGTCTTTTCCCATTATAAATTTTTCTTTTGGTAATTTGTCTACTCTAATAGACCCTGTAATAAGTGTACTCATAATTTATTTATTTAGTTATTAATTTCTTTGAATAATAATTTTCTTCTGATCCAAGCCGATTTAGGTAATCTTTCTTTTTTACATTCTTTTGTAATATACTCAAAATCTTCTTGGGTTACTCTAATAGTTATAATTTTGTTCATATCTATTTCTTTTTAAAATCATCTGATTCATCTTCCCCAAATACCCCTAGTTCATAAAAGCCTGTCAGTTTTAATACTGCCCTGCTTAATGCTCGTTTCTCTGCCATTTCAGCAACATACCAACTATTGCAATTACCATCTTTATATCCTGTACCTTTTAATGCACTACCAAAAGTTTCACAAGTATAAACAGGCTCTACATTTAAAAATGCAGTAGCTTTTATGACTGCAAAATTAGGCTCACATTTAATTACCTTGTATGAGATTTTTATATTTTCTTTTGCTTGTATTTTTTCAATACCTTGCCTTGTAATAATTACATAATGCTGATGCTTATAAACATCATCCTTTTGTAGATCGTACTTTTTGTAAAGTTCTAATAATTTTTCTCTGTTCATTTTATTTAAATTTATTTAATACTTCTAATTGTGCTTCTAAAAATTCTATCTTTTTTAGTAATGCGTTTATTCTAAATTCATATTCTTCAATGATTGATTTAGATGTTTCTGTTGAATAATTTATTCCCATCAATCTAGATTTAATAAAGTTGATTTAGCTATCTCTATCTGATGTTTTAGATTAGGAATAATTTCTTTGTTGTCATTTCGAACTGCAATATACAATTCCTGTTGTAATTCTTTTACCTTTTTATTTAAGGTGTGTCTTTGTGTTACCATACTTTAATTATTAATTTGTATTCTTTTGTCCTACAAATATATAAAATTATATTCAAAATATGCTATAAAAACAAAAAAAAGGGTAAAAAATTAATTTTACCCCTTTTAATATCAAAGTATAACAGAACAAAGAATAATCAAATGTAGTTAATTACATTGAATCTACCAAACTTTTATATTTTTTAATCATTTCTTCTAATTCAAAATTAGATATTTTTACTATTTGTTGTGCTTTAATGCTTAAATCTTCTGCAGTTCCCTCACCATATTTAGCATCTAAGTTTACAGAAAACTTATATTGTTCACCATACTTAAATACGTTGCATCCTGCACATTGCACCTGACAATTTACCTCATCCCATCTAGTAGAATAGTGTTTACGTGATTGAAAGTGTCCGTTCTGTAATTTCTTCCAATGATCTACCTTGCCACAAGTAAAGCAGGTAGCTTTTTCATTTACTGAATTTTTAAGCCTAATATATTGGCTAAATATAGTATCTAGCTTTTTAACTAATTTACTTCTGCTTACTTTTTTATTCGATGGCATTATCTAAAATCTGTATAATATGCCTGATCTCGCTTCTTTCGAATTTACCCTCTACCTTTCCATTATATGTTTCTAATTTTATTGAGTACATATCTTTATCTTCTTTCTTATCTTCTTTGTAAAGGTGTTTTACATTTAGTTTAAACTGCATATAATCAGGTGTTTAAGTTAGGAATTTAATTAAAAATATTATATCTTTGAATTTTTATTATATCAATATATAAGATTTATATATCTAAAAATATATAAATAAATAATAAAAAAAATAAATATATAAAAATATTATGACTTAGGGATCATAATCTTTAACTACTTAACGATGTAATTAATTTTTTCTTACTGCAGATCCAAAAAAGTAACCAAAAATAGATAATACAATTCCCTCACAAATACCAATTAAATGAATCCAAACTTCTTTATTAGATTCAGGTATATTTAAAAAAACAATAGCATAAATAATAAAAGCAAAAGCACCTAAACCAATAACACCTGTTAAGTTAAACATAAAATCAAAGCCTCCTGCCTTAGCTTTTTCAACTTCACGTTTTCTTGCTGAATCTCTATCTGCAACTTCTAGCTGATATAATTCAATTAACTCGTTATGTAATTGTATTTTGTCTTGACTTGTTAATTCAGGATCATTATCAATTAAATTTTTAACAACTCCTAAAACCCCTTTCTCAGGAAGTATATCTCCAACAAAACTAGGTATCTTTTTTAATATAAATTGACCAACTTTTGTGTCTTTAAATTTTTTTTTAGGCATTACTATTTATTTTTATTTAATAAATACCATTTTTGAATAGTATATCCTATTGTTATGCTTAAAAGTATTATTTTAAGTCCTACATCTATATTGGTCATTGATATGCCGAAGCTACTTAAATTTATTAATATTGTTTTGTAATCTGAAATCATTTTTTATCTATTGATTTTAGCTTCTTAGAAGCCCAATTAATACCTGATGTTCCACCCCAACCTAACCAAGCTACATAACCATTGTCTTTCCAAGGTGTGCTTTTGTTTTCAGGACTTACCTCTGCATTTTTTTTATGTCTTTGAAATGCTGACATTCTAGCAATAGTTTCCCTGCTTATGTTTTCTCCTTTTGCTAATTGGTTTGCTCTAACCCAACCTACTCTAGTCATTCCCTTAACCTCACTTCCGTACTTTTCTCTCCACTTCAATACTTTTTTAGCATTGTTCTTTGCTGACTCAGGATAGTCATTATAGGTTTCTAAATTAACCATATTACCCTCAAAAGATTTATAGCATATTGCAATAGCTTCTGACTTATCGTGATAAATCATTAGCTGAGGAACACACCTAATCATATAATCTTTTTGCTTTTCTCCTATTTTTTTGTTTGGTATTGGCATATCTATAAAGTATAATAAATTCCTTTTCTTAAAGTTTTCAATACTTGCTTTCTATTGTCTTTTTCTTTAAATGAAACGTGAATCCATTTAGGGTTTTGTGATCCAAATTCCCAAATTAATTGGTCAAACTCTAAATTGTCTTTTATGTAGTTAAATAATTCTAAGTTAGTCTTTTCACCTAGTGTAGTAATATCAATAGCATTACCTGTTAAATGACTTGAAACAGATGAGCCACCGATTCCTGAATTTAGCTTCTTAGATCTAAAAAAACTATTTACTTTAATAGGATGATTTGCCCATTCCCTTAATGGTTGAAAAACTTCTTCAGCAACTAACTTCATATTTTCAATCTGTTCATCATCAGGCTTATTTGCTATCTTATATTTTTTAGCATAATTAGAATACGTTGCTTCTTTGTATGAAATATTTTTACTTATTTTTTTCATAATAAAAATTTAAGTTAAGGTTTAGGCACTTCTGCATTTCTAGGATATCCATAAAATTGATGTGCTGCATTGTCAGCAGGATAAACCTCAAAGCTTCCAAAGTCTAATTCATCTGTACTGATAACATCGTAAGCCCAACCATCATAATATACAGGATGCTCAGGGTCTGTTGTCTTAGCAGGGTCTATTACCTTTCTAATATTCACAACACCTTTTGTTCCGTTAATATATTGCATTGACGTAACACCCTCTATTGTTACTTCTTCCCAAACGTTGTTATCTATTAAGACTTGTTTGCCTTGTTGTTCTGTATCAAAAACTAATTTGTATATATGCATTTTATATTGTTGTTAAAGATTGTAATTCTGCATCTGTTAATGCTTCTTTGTAAACTGCTAGTGCTTTTACTTTTCCGTAAAAGGGCTACCCCCAACACCACTATCAAAATTTAATCTGTCTAATCCAATAGGAGCAGATGAAGTTGTTGTTTGTGAATTAACTTTTACGCCATTTATAAATGTAGCAAAATCATTAGCCTTATATTTTACTGCTATTTTTATATAACTTGTTATGTCTGTAACATTGTAATTTAAAAATATATATTGATTACTACCATTACTTTTAATTGCAACTGATATTTTATTCGTAGAGTTAGTGTAATAAATTCTAACGTGGTCTGAACTATTACTATCAGATAAAGCTATCATTCTATTTGTTAAATCATCTGCCAAAGCTGCTATCTCTGCATACAATACACCCTCTGTACTATTTATTAAACTAGAGTTCCCACTATTTTTTGCAATATCTTGTAGCCTAGTGCTTGCAGCTCCGTTGGTTGGGATATACGATGTAACATAGTCTTGGTCATTTGTAGCATTTGCACCCCAAATTATAATTTCAGATAAGGTTGTACTACCTCTAAAATCTACCCCGTAAAAATTTGTCACTCCCGTAGATATTGCACTATTAACATCAAATCTTTGCCATTGTTCTGTTATAGTAAATAAATTGTTTGAATTACCATTAAATGAACACAAGTGTGCTTGACCTGTTCCACTTACTGTTCTTGCATATATACTTCTTGTTGTTGTAGTTAATAGACTTGCATTTAAATATATAAAATTATTTGTACCGCTTACTTTGTATGCGTTGTTAGTTCCATCTGGTGCTGAATACCCACTTTCTATTGTTGTATCTCCACCTATACCCCACTGACTAAAATCCTCACTATAAGTTATCAAATTCGTACTCTGTGGCTCTAATAACCAACTTCCACAACCACTATCTGGTACTACTTCTTGACCAGTAACTTCTTTTACAGATACGTTGTCTATTGTTATATTACAATCAACACCAGAATCACAAGTTATTACTAAATTAGTTTGAGTTGCTTCAACATTTAAAGTGTATTGACCAGATTGAGTTATTTGAAAATCTGCACTACCAGATACTCCTATGAGTTTTAAATCTCCAGTAACATAATTACTTACGTTTATAGTAACTTTATAAGACTTTGAACTCTGAAGAATACCATTTTGTTGAATAAAACAAATTGCCGTATTATCGCTAGTGTTGTCAAAATTACAACTATTTGTTGTTATATAAACATTATTTGATTTTAAAAAATTAGCATTTCCATTACTAAAATCACCATTTACAACTTCCTCACTTCCTAAAGCATCTTGATAACTAAACCCTTCGTAGTTTATTCTTGGTATGTCTGTATCGTCTGTTATTTCTTTAACTGAGATGTTTGTTACAGAGCCTTCAAAAGAAGATGAGATGCTTGTTGCAAAAGTATCAACTGCTGATGCATTAATTGTATAAGAATAAGCTCCATTTGCATTAATAAAAGGAGTAAAAACACCACCAAAATAAACTCTAAAACTTCCAGCTGAGTAATCAGAAATATTAAATTGTATTTGATATTTACTTCCACTAACCGAAACTAAAGAAGGTTGAGTTAATAATCCACTAGATGTTCCGTCTGCGTATGCCTTGCTATTAGGTTGGTCTATACTCCAATTAGTACCAAATGTCCAATCTTGCCCTACTTCTTTAACTGAGATGTTTGTTATAGAGCCTTCAAATGTAGAATCTTTAAATATCTGAAAGTAATTTTGGTCATAAGTTCCTATCTCTGTATAAGTACCATTTGCTGATATGCTTTGCCCACTTGTACTTCCAAAATCAAGCAAGGCTATACCACTACCTGCGTAATCAGATAAAGTAAAAGATACTTTGCAAGTTTTACCACTTAAACCACTTATTGATTGTTGTAATTTTGAGCTACTTCCAGATGTTGCAACTGCCTCACCATCTTCAATACTCCAACCAGTTCCTAAAGTCCAATTTTGTCCGACTTCTTTTACTGAAACGTTGTCTATGCTACCTGAAAAACCTGAACCATAATTAGGGAATTGTAAATTACTTGCAGAACCACCTGTTGAATAATATCTTGTTATTGTGTATGAACCTACTGTGTTAAAAGTTTCAGAAAAATCATTTGTATTGTTTTTTACCCTTAATGTTCCACCATCTAAAACTACATCAAACTGTAATTTAATTAGCTTATTAGCAAGTATTGGTGCACCTGTTGTTGTTAGCCAACCTGTTTGATTGACTACTGTAGCTTTACCACCTATTATAGACCAACCTGTGCCGAATGACCAATTATTTTCTCCATTAGAAAAATCTCCATTTGTTATAAGCTCACTTCCTTCTTGTGAAAAGTTTCCGTTTAAAACTTCTTCTGTACCTATCTGTGAAAAGTTACCATTTGAAACTAACTCTGAACTTATTATCTGTACATTCTCAACTAAACCTTGTGCATTAACTCTAGTTGCAGCAGAATTTCTTTCAAAGTCAAAA